CTCCGAAGCCGCCTCCGCCGACCCCCCCCCCTCCTCCTCCTCCTGGGAGGCCGCCGCCGCCATATCCTGGGGGGCCACCGCCACCGAAGCCGCCGCCGCCGAAACCACCCCCTCCTCCTCCTCCTGGGAGGCCGCCGCCGCCATATCCTGGGGGGGCGGCGGCTACGGCGAGGGAGCTGGAAGAAGCGTCGGGGCCAAAAATGCCCCCTGAGAGAACATCATTACCGGGAGCAAATAGAGGAGGCGCGTTGCCTCCACCGTATAGGGTAGGCGGATTCTGGGGCCTGGGAGAAGCGCCACGGGGGAGGCTGCCACCGCCGTAGCCGGGGACTCCTCCGGGAGGGCTTACGCCGCCGCCGCCTCCTCCTGGGAGGCCACCGCCGCCGCCGCCGCCACCCATCAGGAAGTTACCGCCGCCGGTGCCGACGCCCATGGGCCGCGCGTTCCGCATCCTATCCCGTGTCCAGTAGTTCGGGTTACCGCCGCCGCCGCCGGTGGGGGGAGGGACCAACCTATCTTTGAGCTTGTTTGCCATAACACCATTTCCTTACCTGATTGTTGCAGTTAGCTCTTTACCGCACGGGGGAGGTCAAGGCCGGGAAATCCGTCACGGACCCACTCTCCCGCCTGGTCCTTACGTGCGCCGCTACGATTCCCGGCTTGTCCTAACTGCTGTAGTAAGACGCTGAGGTTAGCCACCGCGCCAGTTATGTCGTAGTATTTAAGTAACGAGTCATAGAGCGCATAGTGTACGAGCGCGTCCTGGCTCTGCTCCGGGATGTCCCACATGTCGTCGTCGCCGAGGTTATCTTGTGGCCATGCGACGTAGTCGACCCGTAGCCATCCACCACCCTCCGCCGTTCGTGGCCAGATAACGAACACGTCCCACGAAAGCGGGCACCATACCTCTGGATCGCCGGTTACCGTATCCCATTCCAGATGATAGGCATCCAGCTCCTTGAGGCTGAGGGCAGTCAATCGCCGTTCGTCACGCTGAGACCAGATGCGGTAAGGGAAGAGCATATCCTCCGTGATCGCCTGCGTGTAGTAGTACGAGCAGCCGGGCTGCAAAGGGACAATCACCGACCGCTTGATTGCCCGCGTCTCCTCCACCAAGACCTCGGCGGCTTCCAGAATGGATCGATCCACCTGCGCCGCTGTCCACGAGACGCCCATCGTGTCGTTCAGGGCATCTTGGACTCTGGCACGCAACTCGCTCTTCTTCACTTAGATGTCCCCAAAGAAATGCACGGCGGTTACGCCATTGTCCGCAATAGGCGGCTCCAAGGGCATGCCGGTATGTCGCATATCCTCTTGCCGGACCCGTGCCCAGTTCGGGCCAAAGTCTTCCGACAGCAGGCCGAGCGCGTGTAAGGTGGGGATTACGTATTCCGGCGTGGTATCAGAGCCAGACTCGAAAGTTGCCCATGGCAAAATCCGCATGAGCGCGGCGCCTCCTCTGTTCGGACTCTCGCGGTTCACGCCACGATCTACCAGCAAGGTGACTATTCCGCTCTTCATATCGGCGTCAGATAAAGCCATGTTCGGACTCCTATTTCTTGTACGTTGCGGCGATCGGCTCACCGTCTGCTATATCAATAAGCTTTAGCGGCTCCCCTGGCAAAGGGGCAGGGCGGCCAAACACCTGATATTCCCATGCCGCATACTTAATTGGCACCGTAGCAGGCTTGTGGCGTGAGAGATATTCCGCTACCGCCTCGGGACTCTTCAGCACGTAGAGATAGGCGGTAATCTCCTCGATCCCATTCCACATGAAGGGCAGCCAGTCCCATAACCAAATACGCCACCACCACCGCCTCAGCTTGCGAGCAATGAAACCGGCAAGCCGGAGCTGAACAACCTCAACGCCGTACGGCCATTGCCAGGCGTCGTGCTGGTGATTCTTTACGGCCTTAGCATAGCCAGGCTGAAGGAAGCAGAAGGAGGCCGCCACCCACGCTGTGACGTGAGTCCTATCCCAGAGAGCGGCGTCGTGCGCGCCATACGGCACGCGCAATATCACGGAAGCATTCGGCTGGGCAACACGCCACATCTCACGAAAGAAATGTTCGGGATCGTGGATGTGTTCAAGCACGTGGCTCGCATAAAAAGCTTCCACGCTGTTGTCTTCTAGCGGCCACGGCTGCAAAAGGTTGAACTCGATATCCGTGCAATCAGTCTTGTACTTGTCCTGGTTGAGCCAACCATCCAAGTGAGTGTCACCGCAGCCTAAGTGGAGACGGACAGCTTTTGGACGAGGGGGAACGAGGGAGAGAGCAGGGTTTGTCATGAGAGGATCACTCCCTTCGATATCCATTCCGGGTCCTTCTTCAGCTTCTCCTCATAGGCTTCGTATCCGATGACCGCATAATCTATCTGGGCGCACCGCACGGTAGGGTCACACCAACACTCGACACCCGCCGCTTTCGACTTGGTGAAGAAATACATGTCACTACCGTAGTTGTCCGCTTTCAGGTCAAACCACGGTTTCGGCACCCGACTGAACACGTCACGTTTGAACAGTACGCAGCCAAGGCCTGGGCAATCCACCCTGAAGGGTCGGCCTGTAGGAAACGCATGTACTGGACTGTGAGGGTACGGATTCCCTGACTGCGTGAAGACCTTCTGGTATAAGCACGGTTGGCCATCTCCATTGCGGATGAAGTACAGCCCCGCCGCAATATCCACATCAAGCGCAAGGAGCTTGAGGATGGTATCCTCCGGCAGGATCATATCCATCTCTGTCATAAAGAGATGGGTCGCGTCCGGGTTGCCTAGGAAGTCTTCGACGAGCTGGTTCTCAGCGCTATGCGTATAGGTGCGGTCCGTTACCCCCACTCCCCCCACCTTCCCGCGCATGCTGACCGTCAATTCACGAGAGGTCACGCCCACCACGCGCAACCAAGAATCCACGGCAGGTCGCCACAAAGGACCATATGCCGTCGAGGTGAACATCACGTTGACCGGCTTCACACCGTCCATGGAAAGAATAGTATCCTTACCTTCTCCCACCTTGTCAGCGCCGCCGGTCGTATTTTGTTCGAGATCATGCATGGGCATCCTCCTGTTTTGATCGCATTCCACGTCACGAGGCCGTGACACCCTTCACATCGGTAGTAACGGAATTGATTCGCGTCATATCCCTGCCCATGCCAATAATCAAAATAGGCGTGAGCCCATGTCTCAATCTGCCGTTTGATTTTTGCCAGCATCCTTTTCCTCCTTCTTTTTCAATTTGCCGAACTCCCAATCCCCTAAGAGGTGAAAAATAGCAAGCCTGCATGCCTCAGCCAGTGTACATTTCATTTCCTTCATAAACGCACGCAACATGACATCTCCCTCTTGGCAGAGGAAAAAACCACAAATAAACTTCTCTGCCCGCTGCCCGCTCTTATGTGCCACCCTTACCTTAGTACTGCTGATGGCCGCTGGCGGCTCCCGGTCTGTCTTCTTCGTCATTTTTCGATACCTCCTTATTCCTCTGAGGGAAACTAGCTTATATTGCACGAAGGAATACTTTTTTTAACACTGTGCTATTCGTAGCCTGGTCCGTAAAGACAGCCCCAGGGTCGCAAGGATCATAGGCAGCGAGGAATGCATCGCGGGACATGAGGCGCAGAGACCCGTCCGGATCGCGCACGAGAAAATCTCCCACCTGACACGTCTCGCTCCCGGGGGCGATCACGACTTCTTTAACGGGGGCAGTCATTTCCATTGCTTCTACTTCGACCGGCTTGAGACGATACTTCATTCCTTTTCTCCTTTGGGCGCCACCCATAGGTGCGGCGTCGCCATTCTCGGTTGCTCTTGGTGCGACAGATTTTACACGCCTGCTTGAGCCCGGACTCCGTGCGACGCCATACCGTGTTCTCTGGCGTAAACGCATGCCCGTGCACGCAGTGTGTTTTCCGTTGCTTCATCTGGAGGCAAACTACACGACGAGCCCTATGAAGGCAAGTGGGCGCAAAAAAGCCCCCGCAGAAAAGGAGGGAAACTGCGGGGGCTGGATTCCACAGCGAGGGTAGAGGAGACCGCCGTGGAAAGTGCTAGAGGGAAACTAGCCTACATTGCACGCAAGAAAATCTTGCGAGTTACTGTGCTACTCGTAGCCTGGTCCGTGATGCTCTCGCCGAGGAATGCAAAGATCGGCTGCAACGTCACCGAGGTGTTGCTCGCGAACGTGCTCAACACCGACACCATGTAATCCACTCCACTGAACGGACGGAGCGGCACGCCTGTCGCAATCGAAGTGTCCGTCTGGAAAATGATGGACGAACTCCGGTAGCCGTACACCTGAATCAAGCCATAGGCCCCGTCAGCAATCGCCGCGTCCACGATACCCATGAACGCCCATTCATTGGACGCGTCCATGTCCCGCACCCGCACTCCGTCGATGCTGGCGCTAGCCAGCTCCATCTGGCACGTCTGATCCTTGATCATGGCCGCACCTTCGTTATTGCGCATGACAACAAACACCCTCTCAGGGTCTGTTCGATTAACACGTTGAAATACCATGCTTACATCCTCAATACGTTTGTTGTGACTGGCGGAGGGTGGGCAACGTCTCCCACTCCTCCCGTTTTGTTACGTATGTCGGGGCTACCACGCCCCGCCACCACTGCCGCTTCGCTCCGAAGCGGAGCGACAGCCCTACGCCGTGATCGTCCGGCTGATGCCATAGAGAACGCCATTCTTTCGCCGATTGTTGACGCCCGTGCAACACATGTGAAGTATCTGTGCTACCGAAGCATCTTGATTTTCTGGACGAAGAAATGGGGTTGTGATCATGTCCGTTTGCGCGTCCACGATGTAGTCCCACGACTCGGAGTTGATGTAATACATTGTCGATACGGTCATGGTGCCGACGGCGGACACAACTTCCGCGTTCGTCTCCGGGTCGGGAACCACCTCATCCCAGATAATAGCCGCACCGCGAAACTTCAGGGCGTCGGACCCGCCAAGGATGTCGATCGTTTCCTTGCTATCGATAATGTAACGCTCGTTCGTCTGGAGGCTTCCCCAGTACGTTTCCCAGGCTACCTGATCGGAGATGATAAGGTCGACGTTCCCGCCGATACCTTTCGAGCAGTCGTTGTACAGCCCATTCATTTCCAGCTTCAGCCCCGCAAAAGTGGTGGCCGTGCTAGACTTCGCCTGGTTGCGCCAGAATGAATACGTGTTGGGGTTGATATTCCCCACCGCTACCGACCGGGAACTGTTCACGTCGATCAGTACCGCGAGGGGCAACGGGCCTGCCGCTCCACTGTCCAGACGACCCGCCCGGGCAGAGAACTGGCCACTCGCTGAGCTTGCCCCGCTCGTAATACGGCCCGCCACCAGACAGTTATTGAGTAGTTCTTTCAAGCTGACTTCACTCTGCATGGTCTTGGCTTCGAGCAGGTCAAGCGCCTTATGCTTGCCGCTGTTCTGTCGCTTTTCCTTGCGAGAGATGGTGATCGATACGCTGAGCTGAGCCCAGTCGTAGAACGCGGACGTGATGCCGTCAGTGGGCGTAGTATCGAGTAAGCCGTACCCAGCGTAAATGTCCGCCGTGTTGTTTTGCGCATGCATCAGCGGCACTTGGACCCGTTCCCCGCCGTCTACTCTGCGCGTGCGACCTTTCGACTTGAGCCACGAAACAAGTTTATTGCCCCGCGAGATATTATCGCGCAATTTAGGCTGATAATTCCGTAACGTGGTTGTCAAAAGGGCATCGTAGTTGTCAGTCAGGGAGGAGACAACTTGCCCCTCCTCCCTGACCGCCAGGGCTACCACACCCTGCCATAGTTTCTTAAAGAAACTCATCCTCTTACCTCTTCCGAACCTACCGGCTGGACTATCCTAGTTGAGCGATCGCCGCCTCGCCCGCAATGCGAAAAGCATCGCTGCGAGAGCTTGCGTTACGAACCCGTTCCGAGACATTCGCCGATGCCGATCTTCCCACCTGCCCGCTGCCCGCGCGAAGCCGCGTCGCGTCATTCATACGCCGTACAGCCTTTTGCGTTGCCGCTGACCCTCCGGTCACAAGGTCAAACAGAAGTTCGACCTTGCTACCGTACTGAGGGTGATACAGCTCGGGGGAAGTGAAAAAATCCAGCATATCAGTCATCTCTTCTTCTCGCTCTTCCCAACCCGGATGTGATTCTGATAGTTGACTGGTTATCTGTTCATACGTCTGTAGCTGCTGGTTATAATGCTCCTGCTGCTGGAGCTGTTGCTGTTGCTGGCGCTCCTGTTGCTGCCCATAGTAAGACTGCAACTGTGCTTGGGCGAGGGGCGCTACAGCCTGCTGGATTGCCGCCCACATAGCCGGAGCTAACGAGGGAGCCATCCACTCCAGCTCTGGCGTTGTCGCCTTGAGCTGCTGACGCATCGATTCTACGATCTGTTGGGGCACAGCCCCGTATGCCAGCCCTTGCCGTTGCCCTTGCTGTTGCCCTTGCGGGGCAAATTGAATGCCGTGCTGCATCGCCCATTGCGCCACGGTCTGCGCGGCAAATTGCGGGTCGTTGGTGAACCTGTCGACGATTCCCGCTTTTTCTTCAACCCCCCGGACCCTTTCCAAGGCCTGGGTATACGCCTTGTGCATCCGCCCCCAGTGCGCTTTCAGCTCTGGCGGCAGACTGGACGGGTCAACAAAGGACTCTTCTTCCATCTGCTCAGGCTGCTCGTACTGCTGCTCTTGATCGGGCTCCTCGTATTCGCGTACCGTACTGCCGGTCGTGTCGTCAGGAGCGTCGCCAAATTCGTCTGACGATGCCTCTTGGCTATCCCCAAACGCATCCGCGCTGCTGTCGATCGTTCCCGCATCTCCTACCTGTCCGTTTTCTTCCCAGACGAGCCGCTTCGCAAAAGCAAGCAGTTTCCCCCGGTTTTGAAAAAGTCTCATAAAACACCTTTACCCTTACTCTCGTTCAATGTCCAGCTTCCTCTAGGTCCTCAACAATACGCTTTGCTGCCTCCAGCTCAAGACGCGCGGTCATCCTCGCCACGTCCACGGCCATGCCGCACCCTATGCACCGCATGCCTGCCGGCGATGGAGTAGCGCCGCCACCACGCTTCCAGACCATTGTGACGGCCTGCGTAAAAAGTTCGCCGCCGCATCCGTGACATTTGAGATTCACCCAACCCGGCGTGCTCATATCCATGACTCCTGCCTTTTTCGCCTCATTTTCGTGTGGTCCTTCAGTGCTCGCGATCTGGCATCGAGCCATGCTTGTAACCGAACGAGATGTTTGCGCAGGAGTACATCTCCTCGCTCGAAGTCCTCACGGCGTAGGTCGCTAAGGAGAGCCTGGTAGTGCACAAAAGCCTCTTCGGCTGCTGCTTGTCGAGTCACCCTGTTATTCCTCCTCACGAAGCGGCATGTTCATAATGACGTTCCTTCAGTGCTGTACAGTCGAGTGAAGATGTTTTTCGCAACGGACATCCTGGTGGCGTAATCATTGAAGTCCAGCTTTTCCCCAGCAGACGATTGCGCGTCAGTCAGCAGGCAAGCAATAGTGGCAATGTATACGCCGGCAAACTCGTTATCGGCGGCAAACGCTTGCCACATGGTCTCTCGTGCCTCTTTTATATCCATTGCCCCTTCTCTCCCCGGCGCGTGCCCGCCAAGGTAACGCCAGCTTTCTTCATGAGTTTTTGATGTTGCTTCTCGCTTGTTACATACACCGGCTCATGCCCTAGGTGGTGGTCCCATCGACCACGGCCCTCCTCATAGTAGAGCATGCGGCCTCTACCGCCAATCTGGCGGACCCCTAACGCCCCGCACGCCGGGCAGAGGGCCAGCGAGTCGTTTTCGCTTGGCTCCAGGCTCTCGAAGACGTGGCCGCGCATGCATTTATAGTCATGCAACTTCCACACGGGACTCCTCCTTCTCTTTTCGTCTAGCGGACACCCACTCAACAACAGCGCTGTGACCATCGGTATCGTAGATAGTTTTGACCTCGCGCACCAAATCCCAGGGGATGCATTCCGCGTCCGCTGCCGGGCTAAAAACATCGTTGCAATTAAAGAACAGCCAGGGGAATGGTAGTCCCGGCTCCCTTGCGAAGTAAAAAAGGTGAGATTCGCCAGCAAGCCGCACGGCGTCGTACATCTCGGGAAGGTCAGGAAGAGCGTATTTTATTCTTTTCACTGCGGACCTCCAGGGGCCGGCTGCGACCCTTGCCCATTGGTTCCCCCCTGGTCCCGGCCCGCCACGGTGGCTTGGTTCGCCATCATCTGCTGAGATAAAGCAACCAATTCGTCTATCATCCTCTCTGACACAAAATCGAATTTTGAGGCTGTTTCTGCGAGCAATTCCCGAGACATGGCGAGCTGAGGGAACTGTCCCATAACTTGCAGGAACCCCATCCACTGTTCGCGTTCTACGTCAAGGTTTCGTGGTCGGAAGGACCCAGGAATAACTTCCACAATGCCGTCAAAGGCAATCTGTTCACGTGTCACCGTTTGCCATTTCTGTTGGCCCAGACGCTCAGCCATAGCCTCCCGAAGGCCGGGGAAATACTTGAGGGTCTGAGGCGTGAGGCCGTACACGTTGCCCGCATACTCCTTGATCTCCTGGTCGTCAAAACCCTTAATGCGTACCCACATGTCCAAGGTCATGGTCGCCTGGACCAACTTGAGCATCTTGAGTCCAGCGTTCGTCAACCATTTTCGCACCCCAGTCTGCAAGTCGGTGTCGCGCAGGTTCGCTGCCCGCTCCACAAAGCCCACCTCCGTCGCGGTGGTCTTAGACGGGGAACCCTGGCGTGAGCCAGGCTGCCCGGTGATAATCATCCAGTCCGTCTGTAGAGATGACACGTCCCGGTAAATCGCGTTGTTCAGGTCATGCTCGGAAAACATTTGTGGCGGCCTGGCCACGTCCCGCACCTTTACGGCCTCCATATCGTACGGGGACTTGAACATTTTAATGGCCTCGTCCGGATCATCAAACGTCGCATCGTCGTAAAGCACCTTACGCGCGGATCGTTTTGCCCCCTGAACCATCTGCTGACGGCGGATGTTGTACTCACGTTGCGGGTCCAGCCACGCGGCTGTGTACGGCATCGGCCACGGACAAGGCTTAGGGCCAATAATCGGAATCCAGCCGGGCAAGATGCTGTACGGATGATCTTCGATGCCGGGCGGCAACCCCGCGTCGACCAACGGCTCTTTGAACGTCTGATCGGGCGCAATCACCAGCCAGCGCTTTTTCTTGAGATCATATATCTCGTAGTATTTGACTACCTGGTCTTCTTCGTCTTCGTCTTCGCCGACGTCCATACCACGGCGATTTTCATCGCTGCCCTGATTCGACTTAAGCATCATGCGCAACTCTTCAGGAAAGCGAGGGTCCTCCTTCGCTTCCGACAATGGAACTGTCAGCTCTTCGCCAACCCACGGCCACTTTGACATGTCCGGGCCTTCGTCTGGCAGCAGAAGCTTGGTCGCATCCACCCACTCCCACCGATATACCTCGTCGGTCACAACAAAGTCAGGCTCAAATAGTGGCTCGCCTGTCTCTTCGTCTTTCATCTGCAACGGTTGCGCCTTGGAGGTGTCCAGCAACGGCTCGCCAGTCTCCGGGTTCACCGCCGGCATCCCCGTCATCGGGTCGACGATCAGCTGGAAGGTCTGTGGGTCGAGTCGCGGCTGCCCTGCTTCGTTCGTCTCAAAGATCGGATTCCCGCCCTGCGGGTTCGGCTCTAGCTTCGGGTCATAGACTGACTTCAGGCACGCGACACGGCTAAAACACTGGAGGATCGCGAGATTCGCGGCTGATTCCAGGTGCTGGTCCTGCGTAGCAATCGCAGTCAATATGCCCTCGCCTTGCGCCGCCATGCGGTCCGTGGCAACGGCCTTATGCCCGGGCTTGGGGCGGACCATGAAGCGCGGATTCGAGACGAACAGGGACGGCTGAATTGTCTTCACGGTCGCCAGGAAGTGATTAAAAATCAACTCCTTCCCTTCGCCTATGACCCTTTGCTCACCCAACAGGTACTTCTCGCATTCCGCCACCCGAAACCTCGTCTCCCACTCCTTACGTACCGTCCGTGACCGTTCCACTCGCCGGAGCCAGCGGTCATACACTTTTTCGCGTGTCGCCGTATCTTCAGCCATTATCCCTCCCGGACCCGGAAGCTGCGGACTTCCTGCTCTCGCCCGTCGGCAATTGACTGCCGTTTCCACCAACCGAACGTCGCGGAGGGAGCGGGCGGTTTCGCCTTCCGTGGGGTTGGAGGGAAGCGCCTGAAGAAATACTTCATGCTGTCAAAAGCGTGATTGTCTTTGTCTACCAGCTCCTCCGGCTGATCTCGATTCATGGCAATCCGCGTGCTAAATTCCTTGTAGCGCTGCTGCCCTATTTCCCAGATAAGCTTAGGGCATGCCTGCGTGATCCGATAGCGGGGATTCTCCAGGTCTTGCCAAAACCAGCCGACTAGCCAGCTTGCCACGGTACTGTCACCGCCGCGTTCTCCCTTGTTGAACAAAATGCCGTTGTCACGGAACGCCTCATAGACGCTCTTGTACGTGTTGTCACTTTGCGGCTGACCCTCCGACCATATAGACGGGTCTGCGATCTTGTAGATTTCCTTGCCCGCGAACGGGTTCCCCTCAAACGTGCGCCCGTCCTGGAGCTGCACGGCCTTCCCCTTGATAATTGAGGCGACATGGCCGACCGGCACGCCAGCCCCGTAAAACTCCCAGAGGGTGACAATGTCGCCATCATAGTTGATCCCGTGGACAAGATAACATGCCGGGTTACGCCAGCCGTGGTCATAGCTCCCGTACAGCTTCCAGTTCTCAGGGATAAAGAACGGCACCACAATGCGCCCGTTTTGGCTCCATTGCGGCCACATGGGGAAAAGCCTGGTGCCGCCAAACGCGCCGTAGTCAATTTCTTGCTCTTTTGCCCATCTGGGCGACTGTATGCCCCCAGGGTAACTCCGAGCGGCGTCAGCAAGCCATGCGTCGCCCGCAGCGGTCCCGGGCCGCTTGCGCGTGTCCGCGCTGTAGTGCAGGCGCACGACAGCCTGGCCCGATGTCGTGACGCGCATGGTTAAACCGGGAATCATCTCTCACTCGAAAGATTCGGTCGGCGGAATTCTGAGCAGTCCGAACAAGCTGGAGATCTCATCGATCCGGCAAAAAGATACTTAGTTTGCTGGGCGCTTCTCCCCTTACTAAAGAAAGAGGCCGGCTTTGTCTTGTCCACTACGGTAACAACCACCATGCCTGCGTAGTTCGAGCAGTCCTTATGGTCGCAAGGAATGTGCTTGACCGCCTCGTCATAGCCCCGTTTCAAATCGGCGTACATTTCCTCTACGTTATCATATCTTCTACAAATCATATGTGTCCTCCCTCTCTTTTGTTATGATGCCATTCCTTCGACAAGATCGCAGAAACTGCCGGGATTGGCCGACGATATGAAAATCCCCTGGCCACCGCCTGAAATGGCAGGGATAGCGGCGGTATACGCCGCGTCAAAATCATCTTGGTATGCAGCCTCATCGCTGAAGAGCACCGACGGGGTATTTGACCGGACGATCGATCCGCCCTCGGCTATCGCCCACACATGCGACCCGTTGGGGAAATACAGATGCCCGTAGCTTCCCCCCCTGGGCCATGTCACCAGCCGCAACGGCTCCGGTAAGGTCGATTCGAGAAAAGACATCCTGGCCATTGTCGGCTCCTTGGTAAACACCAGGTTCGCCGCGTCATCTTCACGCTTGCTTTGCACCAGGATCAGCTGGTGAGGGTACGACCGTGCGCGCCAGAGAAGGTAACAGCAGACAATCCATGTCGCCATCAACTGACGCGACTTTTCTATGAACAGAATGCAGGTCTTGAACAGGTGGTCAAGGAACTCCATCTCGTAGCCACGCTCCAGCGCCCACTGCGCGTTCCGGGGCTGGATCATGCGGCCAGAGACAAGCAGGAAGTCGAGGAGCACCCGTAAGTACTCCTCATGAGGCAGCGTCTTTGTCGGGTGCAAGAGGTCGTGCTCATCCTTGGTCCGCAACACGCCGCTTTTGAAGATGAAGAAATGGGCGTCACGTCGGCACTTTTCCTTATACACGCGCCAGAGCGGAGACTTTACGTCCAGAGCCGAAAGGTCTATCTGCTGTCGCTCCGCTTCGGAGCGAAGCGGTAGCCCCTCCGTCTTCATTTTTCACCAGTCAGCTGTAGCGTGCTTTTGCATAATCCGGTCGTACCAGGTATCCCCAACCGGGATGTACGTATACATTTCCTCACTATCCATCCCCCCATTGAGCACCTGTCGCACCACTGCTTTTGTTGCCGCCGAGCACCAAGGGTGAGCCAAAATCTCTTTCCCGGCTGCCACGTATTTGTCCCTCGTGAGCTTTAGTGTCATGGTCGCTTCTTCTTCATTTCAGCCTCTCCGTGCGTAGCTCGTATTTCGCCACCTTTACCGCCAAGCAGACGGCGCAAAAGACCCGGGCGTTTATCTTATCCGCCCTGAACACCCGGAAGACGGCTGGACGTTTGCACGTTGGTGTGTCACAGTTCGGGCGCATCACTGAACTCCTTAGTTCGCCTGCAGGAGGAGATTGCTAGGGGCGGTAGGGACAAGACCAGCCTCGAAGCTCACTTCATTCGCGTTGGCCGATTCGGCGAATTGGTTCAGCGCTGACACCGTACAGAAATACCTCCCCGGGCTCGTCACTACGGCGGACAGCGGATAGATTCGTAACGCCGGGTCCGCCACCGCCACCAGGATCGTATAACTTCCAGTCGCCGCCCCGCACTTTATGTGGAAGCTCTCCGCTACCCCCCCATCGCCTTGGGCCCACTCCCAGCTAAGTTTCGCTCTCTGTAGGTCCACCGCTATCATAGTCTGAGCGGTAGCCTCCGGCGCCAGCCCTGGGCTCATCGAAGTCAAGAGCGCTGCTAAAAGGGTCATCCACGTCCGCCAGCTCGGCCTCATGAGCCAGAACAGGAAGCCGATCAGCCGCTTGTGGTTCAACACTTCTGTCTTCTTTCCGTCCCATTTCGTGTTCAACATATGTTTCCTTTCGCGTGGTCGTGATACGCGTCGTTCGCGTGTGAGCAGTCACATACAGCTGCTCCATTTTCGCCAACTCTTCGTCACTCAACATTTCCATCGTCGCCTGTTTGAGCAGAATATCAGGCCGACTGTCTGCCCGCCCTTGCGCGAACTCTATCCCCCGTAAGATCGTATCAAGACTGCGGGTGATCTGCTCAACACACCGCCCTTTTTCCGGCATCGTGAGCGCCGCAAGGTCCTCCGCCATCATCGACTCAACCAGACTCCGCAAGAAGACCGCCTCACGTGTCACAACATCGAACAACGGGTCAAGGTCATACGCCCGCCCCTTCGCTGCCGCCCGCATGATCACGTCTCCGTAAGTCTCGACCGCCTTCCCCTGTTGTCCCTCTATCGGGTGGTTCAGGTCGATCCCCGTCGAGTTGAACAACGCAGCCGGCAGGAATGGCTTGCTCGCTATCGTCTTGTCCGAGGGCCGCTGTGTCTTCCCCTTCGGCAACCCCGTCACGTTCTTCCTGTCCGCATCCTCCGCTTTTGACTTGAATGACCCGTCTGCATTCCGTGGCGCGCCCCGCCGCCCGCTTGCTGGTTTCTTCACACCGCTGAAGCTTCGCTTCTTACCCTCTGATGACATACCACATCACCATCTCAAAGAGTATCGCCGCTCCCATCATCAGCCCTAATACCCAGTACCCTCGCCACATTCCCTCTTCCTTCCTCTGTTTTGTTCATGCCATTACTATCTCACCCGCGCCCCCCGTCAACCCCGTTGAGGAAAATACGGCGCGCGTTTTTTTTCGTGCCCCAGAGCCATCGGCACCCCCCCCTACCCGGCCTTGACCCCCTCCCCCCCTAGGTCAAAATGAGGGCAGGCGGCTAAGTCCGCGAAATCATTGAGCTTTTTTGCCCCCTCACTTCCACGGATGGTGGCGACGACCATATCAGGAGGGCCAAACCGGCAAAGAATAGACACCTCCTCAACCCCTTGATTCTAGCGGGCTGGCGAGATAACCCGTTGACGATGTTGTTACTTCACGTGGACCCTTGAAATCATTGAGGAATTTGGCCACGCAAGTAACATAATGGTCCTTATCAGACATAGGCAGCTGATCTTCATGTAACACTTGAGATGTTTCACGTGAAACATTATGGGCCTCGCGAGTAAGGCCCGGATGACCTAAAAGGTGAAAATGCTCCATAGTCACCCACGCTGAGCCTGTCTGGAGAGTTGATGGAAGCGACGCATGACGGCGCGGTAGCGAGCAGCCGAGTAAGCGAACCCCTTAGAGTCGACGGCACGCCAGGCTTTTTCGAGCTTGAGGTACTCACGATCGAGTTGGGCGCGATGCCACTGCCAGGCGAGGATAGCGGCCTCCGTGGTAGCCCACTGATTTCTTTTGAGTCGGAACATCGGAAATCCAAAGTCACGTCTCAGGTACTGTAGCACGTTGGGGTGAACGCCGAGCCGTTTGGCGATAACAGGGAGGGTACAGTACGCGGCTGGGGTATCCATACGCCAGAGATAGTACAAAAAGACGTCTAACGCTAGTGTCACTAGTGTCTACTGTCACTAGTGTGTGTCCCACTCTCTCTCTCTCCCTCTCTCTATGACTACGTGTATGAAAGTGTGGAAAAATAAGTAATTACACATACATACGCGCGCGCGAGGAGGCAGGCAGGGAGGCAGGGGGAGACACACTGGTGACACTAGTGACAGTAGTGACAGTAAGGGAACTAGTTGACCCGGAGCACCTTCTTAGTGCCGCGGGCGCCTTCTTTAATTTCGACCAACTCGCCTGATTTTACTAGCCTTTCTATCGCCTCGTTTACCGTTGAATAGCCGCCATATCCGTGCAATTTACGTGTCACCTCGCGTTTCGTTAGTGGCACTAGTGGCACTAAAGTCGACGCTACTGTCACTAGTGTTACTATCCTCTCCTCCAGTTGCCCTCTCGCTACAAGGTGAGCTGGTTGGTCGGGGGGAGTATCGGCCATAAGCTGCTGCACGTATCGCAGTGACATTTCAACTACAACTTTAGCGGCCATAGCGTGGCTGAGGGTAATAAGTGGGGAGCTCGAGGACCAGGCATAGAGCATGGCGATCTTATGGGCATAGACGTGCAGTCGCCGGAACATATCATCAGCAGGCTCACCGTTCCCGTTGCGGTTCATGATCTGCCCAAACAATGCGTCGCCCCACAGGCGGACATAGTCGTGGGCGTCCTGGTCGTACAGGGTCCATACGTCCTGCCCGAGGCCAAAGGCATGTGGGCGACCCGGGGGTATGACGGTACGCAGCTGATTGTAGTTGATGCCAGATGTGGGGTCTTCGAACTGCCATCGGGCATGTGAGCCTGGCAGTATCAAGTACCGATTAAGAAATCCCGACCTGACCATAGATAGTGTTACCTCCTCATGGAACAGGCTCTCTGTTGTGGTGGCACATATCGAGAGTGATGGTGTGGGGATTTCGACTCTGCCTCCTCCGCTCTTACTCGCCTCCGAGCGGGAGACGGTAAACCGATCATCCCCATCAAAGAGGGTATTGAGATCTTGAGAGAGGGTAGCGTTCTGGATTTTGAGGTTTTTCGCAACCGTAGTCCATTCAGGGAGAAGAAGGATCGACGGATAAACATCTACCCGACTGACCGCGCCTTTTGCACGCTCGACGTCGGCCAGGACGGAGACAAGGCCGGGTCCCGACTGCACGCCCGTGCTTATGCGGTAGTCGGAAGGGAGTAGGCCTCGGCATATGTTGGTGCAGACGGATTTCCCCGTGCCGGTTGGTGAGATAAGGAGCCCGTACATCCAACCATAGAGATTGGCGTGGTAGTGGGCGTGGACGTTGCGGTGGGCGATAGCACCGAGGGCGCAGGCAGTACCCATCCACACCTCCCATGTGCGCCTCTGCACGATATCCGCGACGCTGGCGAATACGCCTTGCCAGAGGATATCCGGGCAAAGGTACGGCTCGGGATGTTCGTCAATGGTGCGCTCCTCACCCTGCATCCACGCATTCTCGGCCGCGTCGCCGAGCATGACAGCCGCTGCTACTCGCTTACGAGCCTCTTCAGCCGACCATCCTGTAGGTTCAGACGGCACGTTCTCCATCGGCCTGCTCCTTCTCAGCGTTATTCAATATCGCCCGCTCTTTATCAATTTCGCGGATGTAGGCTTCAATGGCGCGGCGCACCAGCTCCGAACGCGGTGCGCCGGTGAGCTTATGCTCTTGCTCTAGGAGTTGCACCTGCCTCTCCTGGAGATAAATGGTCCTAGATTTTCTCATGGGTTCCCCTTTGACTTATACGTTCATATACCCTACCCTACGCGCAAAGGAGGAGTCAACATGCACGAAGAGCTTATCGCATTGTTCCCGGACTTGCTCGCCCGCCACGTCCGTCGGCTGGCTATCAAGGGCGACACGGCGCGGGGGCAATGCCCCATGCACGAGGGGAAGAATGCCTACTCATTCAGCGCCAATCTTTCCCGGGGCGTCTGGTCCTGCCATAGCTGCGGCAAAGAGGGGGGCGTTGTCGCCTTCGCCCGTGGCGTCGGGGAAGCATTACCGGGAAACCGCTCACCATCGTCGCCATTACTCACAGTGAGTGAGTCGCTACAGCGCACGGCTAGTGCGGGCTACGGAGCTTGGAAGCTAGAGAAATACCTTGATATCGTACAGCGGCTAGGGGAGAGCAAGGACTTTAACGAGAAGACGCGACTGATTGACCTGCTCGATCGCTACAGTCTCAACCCGCTCACGGACGAGACGGAGGCGAAGGCTGAGTATTGCAATAGTATCCCTATCCATATATAGTGATCCCATGCAAAACCCTCTCTCACTGGCCGAAGCCAGAGCAAAATACCCGACTCTCTCGCTTTCGTGGCTGCGCATACTCTGCCAGCAGCGCCGGATAGTGGCGGAAAAACGGGCCCCACGTCTGTGGGAGTTGGACGAAGAATCACTAAAAAACTACCTCGCGAACCGACCGAAGCCGGGCCCCCGGCCGCAAGTGGCCGGAAACACTAGCGAATAATATATTTATAAATGCTATTGACAGAGACAGTAATTATGTGTATATTGAGGTCAGGAGGAACGACCATGATGAATATAACCATACTCACTGAGAGAACACGGAAGCTGCAAGTCCGGGCCATACAAGAGGTCCGAGATGGATTGCTCACCGCTGATGGAGCTGCAGCAAGTTTGGCAGACGGAATGTTTATCTTGCAAGAAGAAGACCGCCCGGGAGCAGCATGCAATCGAGAGGTGCTACTGCGCTCCTGCCGCTTGATCATTGATCAGGCTCTCCCCAATTATCAAGGGCTAAGTCTCGATAGGCATTTCCGCAACTAAAAGAAGGGGAAGACCATGTCAACAATAATCTATCGCAATGGGATAAGAATCCCAGCAATCGAAGCCTGCATAGCCGCAGGGCACGAGATACTCTCGGTTCACAAAAAACATCCGGCGTGCGCATACGAAACGGAGGCAAGGAACTTGTCTTCCGATACAGTAGGGAAAGCACACTGCTCGCGGCGAGATACACTGCACTGCTCGCAGTGCGACCCCACTGCGGTTGAAATTGCCGTGCCGCGCAATTTCCTCGCCGCCGCGCTCTAAAGGGAAAAATCGAGGAGGAAACAAACGTGAAAATCTCAATCGACGGCCACCATTTCAACACGGAAAAAGCCACGTCCCACTGGAGGCTTGATAGGTTTGACGGTAGCAACAGACATATGGGCAGTGTCTACCTCTCGTCGACTGGCGTGTTCTACATCTGGACACCTAGTCAATGGGCGAATCGGCACAGCTGGGTAATTATGTCGGCTTCGGATATCCTCTGCGAATACGACCAATATCTAGGGGACGACGAAAAGGCGGAGATTGCGGAGGCGGGAAAGGTCGAATGGGAGTAGTCTCTCTCTAGTCTCCCCTTCCAGCCCTTCGCAGGGGGCTGGGGGATGGAAATTAGTAAGGAGGAACGATGATGACGATCCAACGTAGGGCAATAATAATGCTCGGAAATTATCCTGAACGGACCTGTAGTGGGTGCGGCTCTCCGATAGGGCAGCACCCTTGGGGAGACTACAGATATTTCGTCAGTCTCAGGACTGACGAGGAAGTTCTCAAAGGAGTTCCACGGGACCTTTTTGGCTCCGAGGATTGTGTTCGGAGCGCGGGAATTAGTCAGATCGATTAGCCCCCCTCGTGAGGGAGGGGGGACCAACCAAAAGAAGGAACGATCATGGACCACACACTGATAACCAAGATAGCTGCCTGCATGCTGGATTACGCGCCGGAATACTGGGCGGTCACCGTAAGCCAGGATGAAGACGGGCTGCACCTACAGCCCTGCAATCTGTGGATACCGTCTAATGGGCGTGATACCCAACAACAGCCCGAATAAAAGCAACAAGATATGACAACACGCAACCAGAAGCTCTGGCGGAAAGCCTATCCTGTCCCGATTATTGCGCATAATGACGAGACAGACCGCTACCACTGTGAAACGCCTGGTGCCGCCGAATGGCGTGCGCAACCAAATCTCCTGAATTTCCAGTGTTTTGGCTGCGAGGCTCATTGCGGTCATGCGGCGCCTGGTCCTGATGCTAATTTCCGCTTCTCCATCCCGCTCCCACCGCCGCCCGGGCTCAGCCGAGAGCCGGGCGACGGCAGGAGGAAAACGATGAAAGACCTCACGTGTAAGCGGTGTGGCGTACAGACAAGCGAAATTAAAATGCAAGACATCGACTCGACGGGGTGGCAAGAAGTAGGGTGGAGTTACGGAGCAGGCTGGCGGGGAATATGCCCCCTGCATCCCGAGGATGCAGGCGAGGCTTACGATCTAGAGACGTGCGAGAGGTTCGAGCGGCTCTCCCACGATCTCTTCCACGCCGATCGGATCGCGTGGGGGGCGAGACAGCGGGCGATTCAGGCAGTGGTGGTATGTGAGTCCGCGACCCAAAGTGGCCCCGGGGCGACGTATGGCCAGTTTCTGCCCGGCGAACTGGCCGAGCCTGAAGACTACGAGGCGCTCTAGCGCAAGGGGAGGAGGAAAGAATATGATTCGTGACCCTATTATCCGCATAGAAATAGAAAACGAACTAGAACGGCTCCGCCAGCTACAGAATGGTCTTCGTTGCGGAGACGCGGGACTCTCCGCTGAGTGGATAACGCAAGCAATTCGAGAGCGGGAGGCGCTATTGCAGGAGGACGGTCATGTTGGCACTAGGCATTGTCCTGATGATTATTGGATTACTCCATATGGCGATAGCGGCAGCGCAGGGGAGGGAAGAAGCAGCGGAGCGGAGACGCCGCTACCACCTAAAAGGAGAAATTGAGGAATCGTAAAAATCCCACTGGAGCGCAATCGCCTTGGCCGCCCTCTTGAAGTTGCTGGGGCAGTTGAAAAGGAAAGAAAAAAAAGATGAATTACGCATTTGCTGATGACGGTACAGAAAAGATGTATGCCGACCTGAGGGGTCGCTACGCCGAGACAACGGAGCACGTCCCTTGCGACCACACGGCATGTCCGCATTATGCGGGTATGATGGTCGCTACAGTAGCGATCGAGGCAAAGACGGCAACGGTCTTCCGTAAGGCGCGCGAGGCTTCGCGCTGGAAGATCCTGTACTCCTCCTCAACGCGGTCGATGGCTTGTGCGGACTGCTCGGAGTTTCGTCGGCCTGATCTGAGCGGTACCGCCTAAAGGGAGAAATTTATGGACCAGACGGACGCGAAGCGTAAACCCGCCGAACGAGCTAACCCACCAGTCGAGCTTGACGACTGGGGGGGTGATCCTGGTGGAATGAACGGTAAAACCCTGGGTGACCTTGCGATTCGTTCCAAACCCGATCCTGTTATTAGTCAAGAAGAGGTAGACGGAGCAATCAGCTACGTCCTCCCTGCCGTTCAACCCCCGGCCCAGACCGTGGGACAATATGGAGCCCTTGGCCTGACGATCCAGGAGAAGAACGCGCTCAACGCGCCGGTTGACGCCGATGCTGTCGAGATTCGACCGGACGGTATCGTATACACGTCCTGGTCAGCGGTCGCTGACCGGCTGGACGATGCAGTTGGGGTGGGCGAGTGGGCCCTAGTACCCGAGGGCAAGCCGCTGATCCAGGACGGGTACTGCTGTTGGCAATTCCATCTTTTTGTGCACGGCCACTGGGTGACCACCAGCATTGGCGAGCATCCGGAAATGAAATTTAGCAAAATGAGCCTCGCGAACCGGGCGGAGTCGGCCAAAAGCGACGCCCTGGTGAAGTGCTCAAAAGCGCTGGGGATTTTCCGGGAGCTGTGGGATCCTGGCTGGCGCACGAAGTGGCAGCTAGAGAACTGTGAGCGGGTGTGGGCACTGCAGACTGAGCGGTCGACGACGGGCGCGTGGCTCTGGAGGCGGAAGGATCGCCGTCCCTTCTTTAAGGAGAGGCCAGCAAAGGACGATCTGAAAACTGAGTACCACAAAACGAGGGATTACGAAGATGACGCAAGAGAGCATGTCGACAGTATCCAGCGAGAGAATTAGGGAGGCGCTCAGGGCGGTGAGCGAGCAGCAAGGTGAGCCGCGTGAATCAATTGCGCGGATAATAAGGTTAGCGAGCATCTTACGATTCCACCCCCATCTTGGGCCACCTTGGGCGCGCAAATTCTTAGACCTGATCGCCGACATGGAATATGCACTTGCCGATTTGGAGGATTAGACACATGACCGTACCACAAACCGGATCACTCTTTTTGGCCCATAAGGATGGTACAATTACGTACTGGAGCTTGCGCCGTCAGGAGTGGATTAAACATGTAACGGATATTCCCCTGGACGATATCTGTTCCCTGAATAGTTATGAGCGCGATAGGCTACTCGCCTATTTTCAACACCAGCGCCAATGTGTACTGTCTAAGGAGGGAACTGAAAAATGAATGTAAATTACCGGAAAGGGAGGCACAATGAGTACCGCACCATGCGGCTGCTCGAAGCGGCGGGGTATCTCTGCATTAGGGCTGCTGGTAGCCATAGCCCTTTTGATGTTGTGGCGATAAGTCCGACCGATGTGCTGTTGGTGCAGTGCAAAACCAACGGCAGTCTCACGCCAGCCGAGCGCGAAAGGATGGAGGACATCCGGGTGCCGGGCAACGTCCGCAAGTTCGTGCACCGCTGGGAGGATTATTCAAGACTGCCCCGGGTGGAAGAGGTCTAGATGTACACCGTCCCCGGGTGTACTAAGTGGCAATGGACACTCACGAAACACTCGAAAAACAGCTTGATGATGTCCGTCGACTGGCCCATGAAACCGCGATTCGGGCCGACGAACGGTGGGCCAGCCACTTACGTGCGCTCGGCATACAGACCCTGGAGCTCGAGCGCCGCCTTGACCATTTGAATGGTGAGGCTGCGCGGTTCCTTGCCTCCCGCGAAGAGACCGCCTCACAACTTCGCCGCGAAATAGAGCAGGGCGATAAAACCCTCATGCGAGAGCTGGTGCTCCTGCGCGAGATGTTCGCTACGCACATCTCGCGACAAGAAGGGGCCAACAAGGGGCTGCAACTCGCCTGGGGCGTCTTCCTGGCAATTCTCATGGCAACAATATCCATCATCAGTATATGGGTAACAAAATGAGTATGGAATATATCAGAAAATTCTACTCCGTTCCTGCCAAGAGGGGCGGGAAGGTCCGTTTCTTCAACGGGAACTGGCATACCGGAACGATAAAAAGCGCCAACCACAGCTTAAAGGTTGCACCGGACGAATATCCGCGCAATCGATTGATATTTCACCCTACAGATGTTGAGTATCTCTTTCGGCATCTCGGATGAAGTCAGACTTACACGGATGTAAAATTCAAGTATTTGACAATCATCACATCGGCCACAATATCGTTAGCTACCGCCGTACCGTTTGTACCAGTGACCGAGATGGTGACATCTGCCGTGAGGTCCAGTGTGGAAATGACGTTCCGGGTGGCTGTCTGGTTCACGGCACCGACTTTGCCGTCTCCCCCCGCGATGGCAGTCGTCGCGCTTCGACGGCCTACCCAGGCGTGGAAATACCACGCAAGACCATTCGGGGACGTCGTTACATCGTTACTCACCACGACGTTGTTCCCAAAGTAAACGCGCAGGGTTTTGACGTTAGCATTGCCGGCAAAGCTCCCCCAAGCGACGATTTCCAAGCATTGGCCATTCTTTCCTAAAGTATTCGCGGGCAGGGTGTACGTTTGAAGAGTGATCTCGTTGGTGGTCGCGGTAGTGCCTATGCTGGTAAGTTTGGCGGTCAATGTGCCGTTCGGGAGCATGGTAGCGGCGCCAGTCCCCGCGTTGAGGATCGCATCAGTCACGGTCTTGTTCGTCAGCGTGTCCTCGGATGTACGGGTTACCAGCGTGTCCGTGATATCGGGCATGGTAATGGTGCGGACAGCAGTCAGGGCCGCCCTGAGCCGCAGTCTGAAGCCACCAGACTCGCTAAATCCCCACGCGCGCGCCAGAGCCGCCCCGCTTCGCCTGGTCAGCAGCCATGCCGTGCTGTCCTCGGAGCCAGCTGAAACGTCGTCAAACGTACCCTCTAACGCTATTAAGTCGCTCGGGTTCTCATCCTCCGATTCGCTCTGGAAGGTGAGCCGCGCGCCCAGGCCAGCCGCTGGCGTACCCGTGCTTGTGGCTCGCAGCGTCAGCATGTTGACGATTGAGGCAGTGGCCGCGTCTTCAGTAGAGAACAGCTTGTCACTAAACGAGTCGAGGTTCAGCTGGTTAAGCGTGACCACGCGCCCGTCGCCCAAGGTGACTTCGAAGGTCGACCGGCCAAAGCTGATATCCTCAGCTCCTAAAAGAGAAAATTGAATGGACTCCATTATTCTTCCTCTTCTTGCATGCCTTGAGTTGCCGCCACCCTGCCAGTCTGCAGGAATGCCTTAAGTAGCGGCGCGGACACTGTGCCTTTTCCCTCCTTCACCATGTAGTGAAGGAACGCCATGCCTTTCTTCGTGGCAAGAAAGTCGGCAATCAGTTCTGGTGCAGCCATGCCTAACGCCGCGCCGCCTATTGCGCCAGCGGGGCCGCCTGCCGCATAGCCTGCCGTAGCCCCAGCGCCGGTAAAAAACATGAGTTCGCCTTTTCTGCTAAATTTCCGCACTTCTACCGCGAGTCCGCGCAGTCTCTCCTGTATTGTCTCTAGCTTTCCAGCGTCAAAGCTACCCTTAAAAAACGGATCGTCGCGGCTCATTGTATCGATGGCGTTTATCGCTTTGTCGATGTTCATCCGGTCAATGCCGCCCTCGCTTTTGGTAGCATCTTCGATAATCGAGTGTACTTCTTTGGCTCCCTGTTCCTGCCTAAATGCGCGACTCGCGGCCTTGTGGGCCGCTCCTAAACCTGACTGGTCGAAGTCTTCCCCCATAACGGCACGGTAGCGGGTAAGGTCGCTTGCTAACTTGTTGTCTCCAGCACGGCGCGCGGCCCTGATATCATCGCCGACATCACTCATGTTCCGTAGGGCATCCTCGACTGACGTGCCCCGGGCTGGCGTTCCCGGCGTCCCTGGTGTCGTGCGGGTAATAGGTCGCCCTTGTGCATCCAGCAGCCCTGTAGCGACGGTTTGTGCTGGCGTCCCAGGTTTTCCAGGAGTCTGAAAAACATCTTCCGCCCGCTGGGCGAACCGCTTCGCTTCGGGCGGCGGGTACAGTCTATGCTCCAGTTCGCGACCTACCCGCTTTGCTTCTACTAGCGTTTTGGGAAATTTCACCTCCACGCTTTGCCCCGCCGCGTCCAGCTGCTGGTAGAGGTCCTTTGATGGGATCGGGGGGTCAAGCGTCTTGGCCATATCCAGCGCTTTTTTTTCTGCTTCCCCTTTGAGGACGTTCGCGGCTCCAGGCAGTCCGTGACCGACAAATCTACGCGCCCCCTGATATGCCGCGCGCGCCCCCTCGACAAGCGGACCAGGGACGGCGGCAAGCGCAAGGGCAGTGTTGCTGCGCGGGCTCAAGCCTGTTGCCTGGTTGACCCCTTCAGCGGCCACGTCAATGCCTGCCTTTATGAGAGTAGGGACGAGACCGACGCCAGGTATGAACCGTGACGCGGTAAGTCCGGCAGCCACGGGAATAGCTGCACTTTTTGCCATCTCCGTAATCATCCCCGGCTCTTCTGGGGGCTGTTCTCCCTTAGCGATCGCTATTCGTCTGGCAAGGTCCTGCTCTTCTCGCTCAAGCCAGCTCTGCCCTGCCGACACGTCAGGAGTAGCCAGAATCTCATAGCGGCCTTGCGGCTGCTCTTGTGGTACTGCCAAGACCTCATAGCGCGGCATGTTACTGTGGCCTCATGGGTTGTGGCCTACCGTCCTCGCCAATAACGAGGATAGCCCCCGTTTCCTTATCCCGTACCTGCGTTCCCGGTTTGAGTCCCGTGAGACTAGATACCGTGCTACCTACTGACGGTCCCGCATACGGTTTTCTCTCCTGCCGCTGTTGTTGTAAGATCCCCGGTACCTGTCCTCGTGGGGCAGTCATCAGCTCCTCGTCAATGGCCTGGCCTTGCTGGGCGATGGCTTGCGCAACGCTGAGACGTTGCGCAAATACCTCGTCAGATAGGCCAGGTTCGCCGAGTGCGTCGATTGCGTTGCTAAGTTCCGTGGCAGTTTGGCTGAGCCCGGCACTGGCGCGCACGTCCATTCTCCTCAGCTGGTTATAGAGAGATCGAAACTGGGTTTCTTTTTTCCCCATAAGGCCGGTTTTTTCCCGCATCGTTCCACCGATGGATTCGACGCCAGTGTATTTCGGGCTGTATGCCTTTCCTAAGTCGCTTAAGAGACTATTGAGGGTTTGCGCGATACCCACGCTCTGCCGCTCGGTTTGGCTCATCGTTTCGCTCATCGATCTCGCGCGTTCGCTGCCTCCAGCCCGCCGGATGGCGTCTGCGGTCTCCTTCTGCCTGATAACATCGTAAGGGCTCCCACCACCACCAGCGCCATATGTGCGACCTGTCGAATCAAGCGCTGTAGGTTGCTGAGGACTATATCCGCCTTGCTGTGGTTGCCCACCACGTCCGCCGTACTGATTCGCGAGGCTCTGCAACATAGCTACCTGCGCTTCACCACTTGCGCTAAACGCTTGCATGGCAGCTACCTGGGCGGCTCTGTCATAGGGGTCAGCTCCGATCGACTGGAGGTATGCGCCCACCTCGCCGAGCTTGCCCGTCGGTATATGGACGCTTCCAGTAATCTTCCCGCCGCCTTCGCTGTCAAACGTAGGCGACCACGTCGTTTGCTGCTCATACGGGCTTGCGCCGCCGCCGCCTTTCTGGCTCTGATAGGCGTCCCATTCCTGCATTTGCTGGACAATGCTTTTCGCGGGACCGGCTGACAGCGCCGCCAGGGTTTTATAGTCCCGTTTCAACATGGCCCCTTGCTGCATGATGTACTGTTTCTCTTCCGGCGTTGTGGCCGTTTGCCACTGCTGCATGAGCTGCTGGTGCTGTTCGGCTATCTGCGCTTCGGCCTCTATCTTTTTCTGCCGCGCCTCATACTCCTGCATTTGCAAAGCGAGCATTCGTTGCTTCAGGCGACTTTCCTGCCCTTGCTGTAGGGCGGGGCCAAACGCGCGGCCAAAGCCGCTCCAGAATGTATCAGCCATATCGTACCCCTACGTAACGTTAGTCATGCCGTAAAACGGGGCTCTACCGCCGCCGTCGAACATGCTCCCGAGCATGCCCCCGGCGGCGGCCCCTGCCGGGCCAAGGGCCATGCCTACGATCGTGCCAAGGATACTTCCCACGCCGCCTTTCTTCCCACCTGCGGTCTGAGCATTCGCATTTCGCCGCGCCTGCTCCAGCTGGGCAAGCTGACTCCCTTGGCTCAACAAGGCGTTTGCGTTGGGGAAGGCTGAGCCGCCCAGTAAGCCTAATGCCCGGTTTTGGCCTCTCTCCTCCGCCCCGCCATAGAGTTGGGAAATGAGGCTCATAATATCTGAGCTTAAGTCTCGGGTCTGATTCAGTAGCCCTAGCTGGCCTTGCTCTATCCACGGCAAAGTGGCCAGCCCGAGCTGCGTGTTGCGCCCTTGCTGTCCTTCAAACATCTGGGCGAGGGTACGGAAGGCGTCTTGGTTCTGAGAGCCTTGACCGAGGGTCCCCTGCATCAGAGTACGGAAGGCATCCTGGTTCTGTGCACCCTGACCCAGAGCCGCCTGAATTAAAGACTGAAAAGCGTCTTGGTTCAGCGCGCCTTGGCCTAAGGACAGTTGAGCTTGAGTGCCATACGCCTGTTGGTTCTGTGCACCCTGACCCAGAGCCGCCTGAATTAAAGACTGAAAAGCGTCTTGGTTCAGCGCGCCTTGGCCTAAGGACAGTTGAGCTTGAGTGCCATATGCCTGTTGGTTCTGTGCACCCTGACCCAGAACCATCTGAATGAGGGAACGGTAGGCATCTTGATTCTGCTGGCCTTGCGCCGCGCTCAGCCCGGCCTGGGTGCCATATGCTTGTTGGTTCAGCTGACCTTGCGCCGTCTCTAATTGCCCTTTGGTCTTGTAGATGTCCAGTTGTGGGGCAAGCTGGCCGAGCAAGGTATTCATCGCTTGGCTGCCCATTGCTTCCGGCCCGATCGTCCGTAGTGCGTTGTTGCGCGCCTCCTGGCCCGCTTGGAAGGTCAATGCGGCTTGCGCCATGGCTTGCTCGCTGGACGATTGATTGAGCGCGCTCGCCATCTGCCCGCCGCGCATGGGGGAGGTTTCGGCAATAGCGTTCCGGGCTTGTTGACCCTGGCCCGCAATCGCCTGCATAGCCGCCGTATTAAGCTGAGGATTGAATGCCTCAAGCGCTTGGGGGAGCCCAGCGCCGATAATTTGATTCCGAGCGCCCAGGAGAGGACCAATAAGCTGGTCCGACTGATTCTGGAAGCCGCCCAGGCTGGGCGCTTGTGGCATATCCATCGGTCCTGGCGCACGCGGCATATTCATCGGTCCTGGCGCTTGCGGTATGGGCATCTGCCCGGGGGCGCGCGGCATGTTAATTTGCCCGGGTGCTTGTGGAAAGTTAATCTGCCCGGGGGCGCGCGGCATGTTAATTTGCCCGGGTGCTTGTGGAAAGTTAATCTGCCCGGGGGCGCGCGGCATGTTAATCTGCCCGGGGGCGCGCGGAAAGTTGATCTGCCCGGGGGCGCGCGGCATATTCATCTGCCCAGGGGCTTGCGGGGCGTTGCCGCCATTGAGGGCGCGCATAAGCAAGTCCATCCCTAGGTTCCCGAGGTTGCCATAAGCCTGCCCGTAGCCCCCCTGAAGCCCGCGCAACACGCCAATGTGGTCCAGATATGCCTTCTCCATTTGCGGGTTCGGCTGTTGGCTAAACGGGTCTCTTCCCCCCTGTAGGGAAGCCATTCCCTGCTGAGCCATCCACGCGCGGATGGGTGCGAAGAGCTCTTCCATCGCCGCGAGCTGCGCAGCCTGCTGTTTCTCCAGTGGTCCCGGCTTTACTTTAGACCCGCTTGACTTTCCCATGTGACCTTCCTCATCCCGCCATCGACACCGGCAGTGGTACGTTGTTGTGTTCCAGAAATCGGGCCTTCGTCAGGCATAGCATATACGCATCCACGGGCTTTTCGTCGACCAGCAGAAACTCGGGTAACTTAATCACCACTTGAAACCCCATCTCCTTCGAGAAACGGACCGAGTGCACATGGTGGGTCAGCCCCCATATTTTTTGCCAGCCGTAATGCTCGAAGACAAAGGCCAGGCATTGCCGTCCTGCCTCAAAAGCCGTGGCTCCTCGGTACTTCTTGCGGAACCACAGGTTGGCGAATGCGCTCCAGTGGGGCTGGATTTTGTCGAACCATACCACCCCCACAACCTCCCCAGTCGCTTCTTCTTCCGCCACAAGGACGGCCTTATGGTTCTCCCCTTCGCCGGAGAAGTAGGCAATGAAGCTCAGAAGATCGCCGCGCGTATCGACTGGCCCCCCTGCGTGCGAGTCCACCGCGAATACCTGACGAGTGGCGCCATCCTCCTCCATGAGGCTCCAGAGAGCAAAGAGAGCATGGCGGGGGGCATAGCCGCGAACCAGTGGGTAAACCTTAGTTTTGACCACTCTTCTCACCGTTCTTCAGCCTCTCCTTCAGGATTGCCACCTCTTCCTCGGCTGCCTTTCGTGCCGCCGTCTCCTCGTCTTTCATTTTCACTATCTCTATCACGATTTGTACAATTTCCGCGATGGTAATCGGCATAGTTCCCTCCTAGGGTCTCCTAGAGCGCCACCCATGCGCCTGCCGCGCGCCCGTTGAATGCACCTGTGGTTGAATTGTACACGATCATGCCGTTGACCGCAGTCAGGGCATCCCGCTGTGTGGTCGTCATACGCGGCACCAGCAATGCTCCCGTTGTTGAGGTCATATCGACAAGGGCGGATGCTGCCGGGCTTGCCGTGCCAATGCCCACATTCCCCGCCTCCGTGATCCGCATCCTCTCCGCAATACCTGAGCCACCGTCGGCCTTGGTAAAGAACTGCAAGTCTCCGCCACGATTCAACGCCGTGGTCCCACTCAGGATGCCTTGGATTCCAGCACTTCGCTGCTGCGCGCCCCCGCCTGAGTTGAGCACATCGATAAACATGACTTGACCGAGACCAACCCCGTCCGCATCGGCGGCATTGGTAGCTAGCTCCAAAACCCCTAATGAGGTTGACCCTATCAGCGAAAGGTAGTTCCTGCCCGCCGAACTAGCAAATCCCGGCGTTGTCGTGCCAATCCCGACATCTCCCCTTTCCGTGATCCTCACCCGCTCGGCTATAGTCGTGCTGCCTACCGGAGTAGTCCTGAAGGAGAGATGACCACCCTGTGCGGTGGATGTGAAGTTTTCAGCCGCTAACCCTCGGACGGTGGCTGAATTAGTAGCGGGGAAGGCGCCGCCGGAATGATATCCACCGAAGTGAAGCGCTCCAAGCGTCTCACCGGAGAGCACTTGAGAGGGTGCGGCAAGAGTCCCGTTTGCCCGCTGAAGAGTAAGCATCGGCGCGGCTGCGTACCTGTCAACGAGACCATAGCCGCTAGCTATATGGAGGGTAGCTGCTGGCGTTGTCGTGCCTATCCCAACATTTCCCGCCTCGGTGATCCTTATCCGCTCAGCCGACGTTGTGCTGCCTATCGGAGTAGTCTGGAGGGTGAGATGGCCGCCCTGCGCGGTGGACGTGTAGGTTTCAGCCGCCACCGCTTGGATAGTAGCTGAATTAGTAGTGGGGAAGGCACCGCCGCCACCAGTGGAATGGTATCCGCGAAAATGCAGTGAGCCAAGCGTCTCACCGGAGAGCACTTGAGAGGGTGCGGCAAGAGTCCCGTTTGCCCGCTGAAACTCAAACGTCGGCACGGCAGCGTAACGGTCAAGGAGACCATAGCCTTCGACTACATGGAGGGAGGGCGCTCCTGCGGTTCCTGTCGCGCGTAAAACAGGCGTTTCGACCCTGTCGCGAAAACGGACGTCACCAGACAGCCCCGCCAGCCGATCAAACTCAGTCTGGACTGTACGGAGTATGTGGTTCAATGCGTCGAGCTTGATGTCCTTTAACTGAAAAACAGTGCCAGTCGTCGTGCCAGCCATCAGTCATGCTCCAATGGTAGGTAGGCCATGCTCAGGCCATGTGCCAACACCGGCCCCTTTGCCTCCCCGCTCACTTCGATACGGCACTTCGTGCCCCATGTGTTTTCTGGTAGGTGCAGCAATCCCGCCTTCCGGTCGCCCGTGACAGTCGTCGTGTAAGCCAGTACGTCATTTGAGTACACACTGACCGTGGCCGACCCGTTGGCGATCTCCAAGTCTAGCTTCAGGAACAGCCAGAGGACGCGGATGAAATTGCCTGACACCTGCTCTTTCGCGTACACCCCAAAATCTTTCGTACGGAAACTGAAGGGAATAGTTAACCCGTCGTCATCCGTGGCCCCGGCTTCAATCTGGTAGAGGTGGCCATCAGTCGCACCGTAGCTCAGGATATTGCGGCTATCCTCCCAGCGAAAAGAGCGGGCATCCAAGGCATAGAAACTCCACTGCTGGGTGTCAAACGAATACACCGCCACAGTATCAACCTCTGACGAGCCTTTGCTCACGTAGCTCAAGTAATAGCGCCCTTTGTGGTACTCGGCGGCCATGTATATGGCGTAATCCCAGTCAATCGGCTTCATGCCGTTGACTTCCCGATCCATAAAAAGAGGGAGGATGTTGGTGCTCAGCTCTTCGTCGGGGCTGGTGAGGGTCGTTTGCCAGACCCCATCAAAGGCCGCGAAAATGATTCCTCGCTCGCAAGCTACAATGGTGCCAGGCGCAGGACAGCCTCTGGAACTGAGAGCCTCTTGGTAGACAAAGCTCTGACTGTCGCTGCCGGTAATACGATACTTAGTGTCCGCAGTGAAAATCCCCAACAGACCCGCGATCGAGGCGAGGCCGCGACTAGGGGAGGTGGGGGAACCCACTTCGATGAAGTTGGCGGCAGGCCAGCTTTCGGGCTGGAAGCGCTTGGACCAGTAGAGGAGATGCTCATTTTCGTCGTCTCCAAAGAGGAAGGTAAAGCCTAGATGTTCCGCCACGTAGTGGCTAGCGGGTGGCAAGTCATTGTCGGTCGCGACGGCGGCCCCTAATGCCCCCGTCTGCGTGATGTCGCCGTAGGCCCAGCGGAGCGTTTGCCTCGTCGTGACATATCCATCGTTTATCTCCCATCGGTAAGTCCCGTGCCGCCCATGGATCGCGTGATCGGGTAGCGTTCCGTCCTGCGGAACATCTTCACTATTTTGGATAAAATTAAACCTGTTGTAGCTCGGCGTGTCCGGGGTCAAAACGAAAATTGGCGGGGACCCCTCGGGTGCCTGAACCCAGGGCAAGGTTGAGGGTGCAGCATATCCAGGCTCCCACTGCTGCGTACCCATAAAAATGGGAGGCAGGAGGAGCGTGTAAGCCGGGATAGTGCCCGACTTGTCGGCAAAATCAACAGTGGCTTGTGTGCCAGTACTGGGGAGCGCGTGCTGGAATCGTAATTCATCGCCAGTAGTGAGCTGGCGATTGTCGTAGTCCTCGGCAAACCACGCCGCCGGTAGTGCGACTTTTTCTCGATACAAAACGGCTTCCCAACCGAAAGTGACACTATAAGAAGGTGAAGAGGGGATCGGGATGCGGCGGACGAGCAAAGGGGTTCCTCCCTCCGTGAGCGACCTATAGATACCTATCCCATTCACTTGCGGGTCTTCTGGGTGAGGAATGAGCCCGATATGACCAATGGCAATGGTTTCACCGAGAACAAGACTTGCAAGTGCGCAATTCGTGGGGTTGCTTTCATGTGCAACCTTGCGAGCGATCTCGTCCGTGTAGCGTATGTACGTAAGCGCATATTGCGCATCTGCGGTATTAGAAAATATCCCCTGGCTCATCTCCCCCACCGGTGGAGCAATCCCCCATCGTCGTGTTACCGTCCCGTCATCCTTGAGCATCTGCCCACGATCAGCGATGAACGTCCACTCGACGTTATCCAGTAACGGGCGATAGTTGAGCATGCCGGTAATCAGCTGGGCTGAACAGTCTAACTTGCGGTAATCCTGGATATGCTTTTGGTCGCGGTAGACTCGTTGCCCAGCCGCCTGGTAGCGTGTAGTGCTGCGGTGGAACAGCTTTCTGATGTTACGGTCGGGGAGGGGCTGTGGCTGTGCGCCATGGTAATCCACTTCCCAGCCATACGTTCCCTTTGGCCCCGCATCGTCAGAGACTATGGCCAGCCCCGCAAGTAAGCGATCTTCCCAGCGGTGCAGCCCGAGGGGCTTCATATCATCTTCTCCTCGATCGCGGGTCAGTCGCTGCACCAGTCCATCCAGCTTTCTTAGCTCATCCCCCCCGTCTGTTACGGACCAGCGGGTGTCCGTCCCACTAAGAAACAGCTTCTGCTTGCCTTGGCGTTGGGCGGCTACGGCAATGCGCGAATGCAGGTCTATGTTGCTGGCCGCCGCCATGTCGTGGTTCTGCAAGTCGGTGGAATCAACCCGTAGGTTGACCCCAACCCAACCGACGATTTCGAGGAGTTTGCTGTTGCGTATAGGCATGCCAAAGCTCCTATGGACGAGTCCTCGTGTACGGCCCTACCGGGTGCGAGACTCGCGCGCCAATGCTGAATTCCGCCACGACATAGCCGACCACCGAAGTCCCCCCGACCGTTCCGGCAGTGAGCACAAGTTGATAGTTGGTTGTTTGCGCATACCCATTTGCCTCGGTCGCTACTATCTTTACGTTGTGCATCCCGGTCTGGCCATCAAAGTCCACGGTCAACGTGATCCCTGCCGTGATTTCCTCCGTGCTATCCTCGACATACGCAGACACGACTGGCGATCCGGCCAGAGTCGTCGGCGCGCCAGACGTGTTAACGGTTGTAAACTTCGTATTGAACGTAGCGCCGAAAGCAAAATCGCCTAAGTACGACATGGTAATACCAGCCTATTACGGTGGGAGGAAAGTAGAAGCCCCCATCCTGTTTCTACCACTGGCGGAAGCGCTATCCACGGTTGGGTAATAGACTCCTCCGTAATATGCCGACGCCGTGGTGGCCGCTGCCAATGTAAGGTGAGAAGCTCTGGAAACGTAGGCGCAAGGGCTATCCAAGGCTGGGTGAGCGTCTCCTCCGCGATCCGATGCCATACGGATGGCCGCTGCCAATGTAGGGTAAGCAACTCCGGGAGCGCTGGCGTGGAGAGAGTCAACCAGGGCTGGGTAAGGGACTCCTCTGCAATGTGCCAACGGCGCGGCAGACGCTGTACAGGCCAGGTAAGGAGTTCCGGGAACGCTGGCGTGGCGAGAGACAGCCAAGGCTGGGTGAGCGTCTCCTCCGCAACCTGCCACCGACGTGGTGGACGCTGCATAGGCCGGGTGAGCAACTCCGGGAACGTCGAGGGTATAGGTAGAAGCGGCTCGGCCTTCCCCTGATATTGAGTGAGCCAGTTAGTCGGCACCCACTATCTCCCGGAAACGCTCTCGTCTCTCTACTGCCTCTAGCCACTTTTCAAACGGCACGCATTTGTCTATACACTGTGGACTACCGCACGTGACAGCAGCACAGAGAAAGCACCAACTCCGCCGATTGCCGGACCCGGGCTGGACATGCCAATGCCCCCCGCAATGGCAACACTGGAGGGTGTCGCATTCCTTGACTGTGCTGCCCTCCTGCATCCATTGCGCGAACCCAGCAGGTTTACGTAAAAGCAGCCCCATGGCTTATTCCTCAAAGTGCATAGTGCAAGTGACAACAAACGCACTCGACACCGAACGGGTAATAAGCCCAACACCATTCGCTGCCGTAGCCGGGAGCTTCAGCTCCCGATTTGGCCCATTAGCCACCCACCGGTATGTTGCCCGCTGATGCAACGGAAACGATAACAGGATCGCCGCAGCAGTGTAGGTGGGTTCAACAGAATGATTTTCCCCCGCAGAAGCCAGGGAGGCCGGATCACCCGGGTCTAACGCTTGTGGAACCACGGCGGTGGAGGTGCCCGCCGCCGTATATCGCTCTATGTTGTACCGAGCAGACTGATCTACCGGGGCGGCTTCAGAGCCGAGCGTAATGTCATAAATAGCCGGTCTAATGGTGGCCGCTGATGTCAACCCGCCCATGGTTATATTCACGGTGTTGGTATCGAGAAAATCTACTGAGTATGGACGCGGCATGATGTGTCCCTCTTACTTACCTTTACATTGTTGATGATATTCGCCGGACACTGGCTCCCCTGTCAGCCGTGGATAGCCACACCCAGGACAGTGACCAGCTGGCGCCGACCAGCCGCCTAAAATTCGCCGCTCCGCCCGCCTTTTTACCCCCCACCAATACCAATGATAGAACCGTCTAAGGATGTTCATCTTGTTTTCCCTTTTAGTACGCTACTGCCCCTCTATGCCTTTGTGGCAATTGTGAAAATCCCACGGGAGGGTACAAAAAAGGCAAGGCCGCCGCCGCCGCCACAAATGCTGTCGCCACATGACTGTACGGATTTGATCCTGTCCAAGTCCACGACATCACGCCGCCCGCGGAGCCTGCTTGAGTCGAAGAGAGCCCGGTCACATACCCGGATGCTATTTCAATATCCCAACGTTCAGTTTGATCGGCACCCACAGTGCCTGCGTGACTAGTGCTATCTATGGCCAACGAGTCGAAGACGAGGTCATCAGTACCGACACCGGCGACCGTGTTACTAACACTTGTCCCGGTGGCAGTGCTCTCGGCAACAGCGCGCAAGGGAGTCGTCTGATCGACGCCGTTAGCGACATAGACGCCAGTGACCCATTTGTCCGCAGCGCTCATGGTGACAACAACATTTCCCGTCGCCACATCCGGAGCGATCCTTTGCCATACTTCGCTGAAAGACCATGTGCCATTAGATATCTCATCGTGGAAGGTGAGGGCATCGCCATTGAACGTGATGGAGGAGACGCTTATCCCACCCGCGCCGTTGCCTTCTGCTCCTACACACACCGCCATGCAAGTGTCCGTCCCTGCCGCTACCGTGGCGGCAAAAGTCACAGATGTAACTTCCGTGCCTCCAGTGCTGTTCGTGACGGGTGCGCCTTGGAGTGTCGCTGGCATTAGTCAGTCACCGTGCAGATGCCATTGAGGACAGTAACCTTCTCTGGAAGGTTGGCCTTGGCAATAGTGAATCGTGCGAGGTCGGTCAACGATCCCGTGATGCGTTCGATTGGAACGCCTATCTTTGGTTCTCCATCGCCAGTACGAATCGTCACGACGCCAGACCACGCCTCCGTTATGTCTCCGGGTTCAAGGTTACCGGTCGGGGTGTCGAACGTCCAGGCTTCGTAGGCATGCAGCCATACAGCGAGGGCGTCGCCCGTCCGGTTTGGCGGTGGACCGGCATTTTTCCCTGCCAGTGCACGGTACTCTTGTTCGGTCAGCGCGTGCTCCTGCTCCCCTCCGCCAGCGAGACGCCAGCGGGCCATGAATTTGTTATTCGGGAGTTTAGACGCGCGCCGTAATGCATAGATGTTTGCCATACTGGCTCCTTATTGCGTTATTACCACACCCTCTCAAATTCAGCAGGTAAGTGAGGGTGTGGTAGTCGCCCACGCCTATGTCCGCCTACTTCTTCCCGTCCATAGTTCCGGTCAGCAAACACGATATTGCTGAGTTTCTTTAGGAAGCTCACCCCGCGCTCAAACCGCTTTTCATAATGCGTGCTAATGGTGCTCTGCTGCCCTTCGCCTTTGCGGCCCAGCGCCCGGGAAAGGACAAAGTACCTGATGTACTTGCGTAATCCTGGAGGAACAAGCGTCGCGGCTTCCGCCTCTTTGAGTTGCCTGGCTGGGATGATCACTTGCACCATAGCCAAGCTCCCAACCGTGCTCTTGTAGTCCCGAGGCGCTCCAAGGAATTGAACGACACCGTCTGCTAGTGCTTGCGGTGCATACTGCCGGGAGGGAGACAGTATGCGCCGGGCCACGCCCACTGCGCTCACATGAGCGGGTGGGCCGCCAGCCGCCTCAAAATCCGTTTCCCACCAGAATGTTCCTACGCTTTCCCCGTCGGCGAATGTACTTCCTCCGTCGATAACGCTCCGTTCCCAACCCCACAGACCCACTGCGTCGGTCGAACGCGTACCCAGCAAGCTGACCCGCCATCCAAGACCCGCGAGCATTCCACTGTCACCTCCGGACGTGTAGGCGTAGGCGTTGCGCGTGACTGCCGTTGCCATACTATAAGTCCGGTCGCCAGTAAAATGACGAGGCAGACCCTGAAAACCCCTCTGCTCGTACTGCTGCGCGTACGTAGTTTCGACCGCGAAGAGTTCAACACTGTGGTCCCTCCCTACGCCACTGAGCCAATAGAGAGGCTCCCCGTCATCTTGCCACCATTTTTGCTGCTGTAGGTCCAGCTCCCGCTCGCTGATACCGTACAGGGCCTTATCGTCCCACTGTACCCGTACGATACGGTCATGCTGCCGCGACAGGGCAAAACGAAAATGCGCATCAATCTCCCCGCTGTATGCCCGCTCCCAAAGCTGAGTAGGCGTATCGCCACTGGCGTTTACCGTCTCAAGCCCAGCTAGGGTCTCCACTTCCCACGTATAGCAGCACGTATGGGTAACAAACGGCCGGGTGAACCGGCGATGAAGACCGGGACAATGGCGGTCTTCCCATTCTTGAGCGAAAGACCAGCCCACACGCCCAGGGACGTCCGCGATGAAAATGCGCCGCACGGCCTGCGAGTCGGCCAGCATGCGCACGTATCCGTCGTTGTACCAGCGCAACAGTTCACTGCGCGGCCACAATTCCCCGCTATCGTGCAGATAGCTCTGCACCATGTCGATCTCATCCTTGACCGTGCGCACGGCTACCCCCCACCGAACAAGAGACGCAGTAGGGCCATTAGCATCTCGTTACCGCCCTGCTGCTGGCCGCCCTGCTGGCCGCCTTGCCAAGCGTCGAAGGGATTGTTGCTGTAGGGAGGCATCCAGTTCGTCTGCCCACCGCCGCCGTATGGGGGCATCCCACCTGGGGAGCTGCCTCCGCCACCGAAGTTCCCCATGCCTGGAGGCATCCAGTTCGTCTGCCCACCGCCTTGAAACAAGTTCGCCAGCGATGACAGCCAATCCATCTGGCCGCCCTGCAAGGCGTCGAATCCACCGCCTTGTGGAGGCATCCAGTTCGTCTGGCCACCGCCGCTGTATGGAGGCATCCCACCTGGGGAGCTGCCTCCGCCACCGAAGTTCCCCATGCCCATGGGCCGTGCGTTCCTCATCCTCTCTGGAGTCCAGTAGCCCGGATCACCGCCACCACCGCCAGTCGTGACTCCGCCGCCCAGATTCCAGTCATCCTGTCCTTGCTTCGGAGGTCCCTGAAGATACCCGCCTTGTGGGGGCATCCCACCTGGGGAGCTACCGCCACCGAAGTTCCCCATGCCCATGGGCCGTGCGTTCCTCATCCTCTCTGGAGTCCAGTAGCCCGGATCACCGCCACCACCGCCAGTCGTGACTCCGCCGCCCAGATTCCAGTCATCCTGTCCTTGCTTCGGAGGTCCCTGAAGATACCCGCCTTGTGGGGGCATCCCACCTGGGGAGCTACCGCCACCGCCGAAGCGTCCCATACCTGGAGGCATCCAGTTCGTCTGCCCACCGCCGCCGCCAGGGCTGCCAGGAACGCTGTAGCCTGAGCCGCCGCCGGGACCCACTGGGACTCCTCCGGGAGGGCTTACGCCGCCACCCCCGCGTCCCATGCCCATGGGCCATGCGTTCCGCATCCTATCCCGTGTCCAGTAGTTCGGGTCGCCGCCGCCTGGGCCGGTAGTGACTCCACCGCTTCGTCCGCCACCAATGGTCCCACCACCACCTAGTCCACCGCCGCCAACTGGGGGTCTGCCACCTGGGGAGCTACCGCCACCGCCGAAGCGTCCCATACCTGGAGGCGTCCAGTTCGTCTTACCACCATCTGGAGCGCGCTGCGCGCTGATGTTGCTTTGGAGCTGGCCACCGCTCTGGTCGCGGGGGTTGCCACCAGTGGGGCTCCGTAGCCGCTCGTTCTGGGGTCGCTGGTCCCACGGCACCTTTGGGCGCACTTGTTTCAAGGCGTCGGCCATCGGTGCCTTTGTCGGCGTCTGGGGCGACGGATTTGGACCTTTATAGGCCCCATATCCTCCCCCTATTCTCCAGTTATAGTAGTCCTCCCCCCATTGCCTTTTCATCTCTGCCACCCGCCGCGCTTTTGCCTCCGGGGTGCGCCATCCGCCGGGTGCGTAGTCAGCAGCATTTTTTATGCGCGCCCGCTCTCGCTGGGCCATGCGTGCCTTATAATTAGCAGACCCGGGGCTCCAATCGCGCATTGGGTCGTTCGGGTCAACTTTGCCCGTGCCCATGGCCGCTGCTATCTGTGCAGGCGTACGTTCGATTTTTCTGAATATTTTTCTCGCCATATTGTCCCTCTAAGCTAGGCCGAAAAGCCGCATCATGAGATTGAGTGCGGGCAGAGCATCGCCGCCGCCGCCACCCATCAGGAAGTTACCGCCGCCGGTGCCAACGCCCATGGGCCGCGCGTTCCGCATCCTATCCCGTGTCCAGTAGTTCGGGTTACCGCCGATGCCGCCGAATCTAGGGCCACCCGTCAGGAAGTTACCCCCTCCTCCTCCTGGGAGGCCACCGCCGCCATATCCTGGGGGGCCACCGCCACCGAAGCCGCCGCCGCCGAAACCACCCCCTCCTCCTCCTCCTGGGAGGCCGCCGCCGCCATATCCTGGGGGGCCACCGCCACCGAAGCCGCCGCCGCCGAAACCACCCCCTCCTCCTCCTCCTGGGAGGCCGCCGCCGCCATATCCTGGG